CCAACCGTTTGTTCAGCGATGTTTTTGAACTCGCTTTCCATTTTGTTGAAGTCGTTCCACAAGGCTTGGGCGTTCTGTCTGAGTTCCTGAAGCGGTGACGCATCAGCCGATACCCGTATTCTCTTGTCTTCCGCCATTTTGTTCTAATTTAAGCATTTCTTCAATTTCTCTTTCAGCCTCAGTAGAGAAGTCCTCAATCGTAGTCGGAGCCTTAAAGATATCCCCAATTCCGGGAATGTACTTATCTTTATTCTTCTCGTGTTCAGCCTGAAACTCCTTTAAATACAACTTGTCTTCCTCGAACTCAAGGAGTTGATATATAAAAGAAGATTCCCGATGTTCAGGGGACATAAATGAAACATTATGCTTTATTCGCCACCACCTGTCCAACGGGAATCTATTATTCCAACTGACCACACCCTGTATCAGTTCAGAACGTCTCATGTTACTCCTCTTTCTTTACGTCATCACTTTCTTCGCCTTTAAGCAGTTCAGTAATTTCCTTGAAGAACGGAGCAACAGTCTTGAAGTATTCATCGCGGATAAGTTTATAATCCCTGACGTCAAGTTCTGAAAAGTTCTTCACTTTCAAGTCCTCTATCAGTTTAGGACAAAGAACCACAATGGCTGCTTCAATGTCAATCATGTCCAAAGCGTGTTGAGCCTGAACTGAAGGACTCATGACCATTGAGTTATAGAAGCCTCTTGACAGGCTTTGCTTCATCGCCTCAATCTGATAGAACTGTCCCACTGTGGGGAACTTCACAGGGTAACTGTGACCCTTGATTTCAATTGTTACTTCATCTTTTATCATAATCGTTTCTTATTTAAAGCAAGGCAGGATTACCCTGCCATGCTGATTGGTTCAAGATAAATACCACTGATGTCGGTTCCCGCAAGACCAGCCTCTTGAACGCTGAACGATTGTGTGTTCAGCAGACAGCCTTGGAGACGAGCAATGGTTTCACCCGTGTTATCAACTTCGGTAACAAGTTTCGTCGCAGCGTCTTCGCTTGATACCGTCTTAGCATACACCGTGATGTCGAACGCAATGTCGCCCAGAACCAAACTGTTCTTAATCTCCGCTATGCTTCCGAACTTCTTCAGCATCTTCTTCATAATCGGAGTATTGAACGAGATGAAGTATTGGGAAACACTCCATTGACAAGTGTAAACCACAGGGGGAGCCTCCTGATAAGTCAGGCTGCCGAGTCCCTGTACATTTGCACGCTGTACGTTCTCGGAGAAAGTCAGGTTGCGGACGTATCCTGCAACCTCGTTATCTATTTTGATAAACGCTTTCGGTGCTGTAAAAACTCTTCCTCTTGCCATATCTTTTAATTTTTAAGTAAGAATCCAGTGAAGAAAATCTTAGTGATTTCGCTGTTCACCACCACCTCATAGGTGACATCGTAGTAGTCCTCAATTCGGGTTGCAACTACATTCTGGAAACGCTGTATCAAGTTGTCCTGATTAGCGGTTGCCACACGTGATTGCAAGAAATTGATTGTCCAAGTCTCAAGAGCACCTTTTGACAAGGTATTCAAGTTCACACCATTTTCATCGCCCAACAGGTCGATTTCTGCATTCACCACACACTCTTTGTTCAACTGTGCGATAACACGCATGAACTGAATGCTGAATGAGAGACCTTTCTTGTTAAACAATGTTTTGTTATCTTGCAAAGTTGTAACACCCTGTAAGACCACGAAACGACCGAGATACGGGTTCGGATAAACCACAACCAAACCAGCCTTAACAGCCTTTTCCATTTCCTTCTCGTCAGGAATGTGCTGAAGTTTATCACCACCGATTGTCTTGTTAGTAACGGGGATATAGGGAGGTTTGCCGCTGACACGTCCAATGACCTGACACAGATTGTAGAAAACACCCCACCAGCGTACCTTTGAAGCAACAAAGTCGCTCGCAGTACCGATACCACCATGAACACAAACCACGTATGCGTTGTTGAACTGTTTCGCCATACCCAGTGAGTCGTTGAACTTCACTTTCGAGTCGTATGCCCCAACATACACGAATTTATCGAACTTCGCCTGAGTGTTGCGGTGTGCGATAACCTTGTTATTCGTAGCACCAGCACCCGAAGCACCGATTTGGTCAGTGAATACGATGTTATATTCAACATCGGTGATTTGAGCCAACAGGTCATCGAGGTCAGTCGGTTTGTACTGTTCCGTACCACCTGTCGCAACCTGATATCCTGCGTTATCCGTGATGTCTGACGCATCAACCGTTCCGTCGCCTGTAATCTTACTTGAATCATCAAGAATGAAACGAGCACCAAAGTTCTCGTCAGTCTGGCACCAAGCAATGACTTCAGCCATATTGGTACATTCAGGAGTCTGACACAGAAGATACGGTTCAGCCTGTTCAACTGTCAATTCATCGTAGGACAATTCAACACCCGTGATGGGGTCTTTATAAAGTCCTGTAAAGGTTCCTCGCCAGAACTTGATTACGAAAGCATTGGGGTCTTCCGTTCCGGCTTCCACTGTGAAGGCATAACCCGTTTTCAGGATATCACCCTCGAGGTCGCCATTAGCGTTCAATCCCTCGTCGATAGTTTTCACTACCAGCGTACCACCTTTCGACCCACCACCCGTAGGAGCGAAAGTCATCGTTGCCGGAGTTGTTGTACATGCACGGGCATACAGTAACTTACTGATACCAACCGCATCCGCATTATACGGGTCGGGGGTAAACAGAGCCTCTGCACATTTCCAGAACATTCCGCCTTTCACGAAATCCCGGAAATCCGATAATGTTTCGAACTCGTAGACAGCGTCCTTGCCTTGCTTGTCAGTTCCGTTCACACCAGAACCACCACCGAAGCCAGCACCATAAACACCTGTGTCAATCAAGAGCACGGTTCCATAGTCCAAATTTCGGGAAGCACTACTCTCACCCGACGTGATTGTAGAATACACACCAGGAAGAGTTCTCAATTTTCCATTAAAATAGACACTCGTTGCCATATTATCATTATTAAAGAGTTTACGAATTTATTTCGGAATAAAGGTATAAAATTTTTCCAAAACATCAATAATCACAAATCTTTTTGAGGAAGGGCAGGAGCCGAAACTCCTGCCCAAACTCATTAAGAAATCTTCCAAGTAGTGTTGGTCGTAATCTTGAATGTCTGAGAACCACCCGTTGCCCCATAGGACAAACTGGTAGGAGTGACGTCAAGATACAGAATCTTCGCTACCAATGTTCTCGCACCCGTTACTGTGAACGTGTACGACAGACTCGTGCTGACACGGGTACTGCCCTCGTACCATCCGTCAAATACATCTTGACTGTTGGTCTTAGTACATTTCACCGTTGCCGAAGCACCATAGTTATAAGAGCCACCGCCAGATACAGAACCACGTCCCGCAGCCGAACTGTCAAGACTGACTGAAATTGTATATGACTTGGTAGTTCTCGTACCACGAGCCTCAAGAGTCACCGCTCCTGTAATGTTTGTCGGAGCATACGTTACCGATGTTGAAACTCTGGTAGAACCATTGTACCAACCGTCGAATCCGTATGTATATTGAGCATCGCTCGCCATTACCGTTGCAGTAGAACCAGCAGCATTCGAACCATAACTTACAGACTCACTCGAACGACTCACTGAAGAAATATAACTTCCCTTATTGTAAGTTACTGTATAACTTCTCAGGCTTCTCGTTCCCTTCGCTGTGTACGTTGCATTAGCAGTTACACCCGTAGGAGCATAAGTCGCAGAAGAAGTCACCCTCGTTGAACCGCTATACCATCCATCAACACCATAAGAGTATTGAGCCGTCGTACCGTTTACAGTCATCGTTGAACCAGCCGCATTTGCTCCGTGAGCCACACGTTCTGTCGTTCTACTCAAACTTGCCACGTAATCGCCAGCCGAATAGGTGATAGTATAATAGATTCTCGTGAACCTTGCATATACAGTCATTGAAGCCGTTACCCCCGAAATTGCGTAGGAAGCAGAACTACTCAACAACGTACCACCGCTCGCACCAGCCGAATACCATCCGTCAAACTTGTATCCCGCAGCAGCCGAAGCCGTTACCGTGATACTTCCACCGTGATTTACACTTCCACCACCTGAAACAGTACCACCAGTCGTTCCGGCTGTATAGTTTCCTGTGCCGTCTGTGGTTCGGTAGTAAGCCGAAGGACTAACGGTATAAGAGTTGATGTTTGCTTTGGCTGTAAGAGACAGATTTGACTTAACAGCGGTCGGAGCATACGTCAATGAAGTTGATACACGGGTTGCCCCATTATACCATCCATCAAATGTATATCCCGTCGTTACTGTCGCAGTACATCCTGTTGCATTTGCTCCCCAACTTACTGTTTCAGAAGTCTTGCTAATTGTCGCGATACCTGTTCCCTTGACATAAGTCACGGTATAAGTGTTCGTCGTATATTCAGCCGTATAGGTCGCATTCGCTGTTACAGTCACTTTTCGAGTAGCAGTGGTCACACCGTCAGACCATTTCGAGAATGTCTTTCCTTCGATAGTCGAAGCGGTCAGAGTCACCTCTGTTCCATAATTGTAAGTTCCAGAACCAGAACCGTTCACGACTGTCAACGTGTACTTATTCACTGTCGCAACGCCACGAGCCTCAAAGGTTCTCGCTGCCGTGATATTCGCAACACTCAACGCCAGAGCCGTTCCTACCTGTGTACTTCCTTCATACCAACCACCGAATGAATAAGTGTATTGGGCAGTATTTGCCGGAAGAGTCGCTGTACAGGTTGCAGTTCCACCATAATTAACCGTTTCACTCGTCTTACTGATAGAAGCGATATTTGCATTCTTCGTATAGGAGACTGTGTATTTGTTAATCGTCGCAGACGCTGTCAATGTACAATTAGACTGAACCCCTGACAGAGTAGCCTTTCCAGCCGATACTGTCAATGTTCCTGTTCCGGAGGTCTTAGTCCAAGTCGGAGTATTGTATCCCGTAGAAGCAACCGCAGTTTCTGAAGTTACTGTTCCGTTATACGCAACACGTTCTGTGGTCTTCGTCAAAGCATTTACACCTGTTCCTCGAGCATAGGTTACTGTGAACCAATTCTTTTGGAAGCGAGCATAAACCGTAACAGCAGCCGTCACACTATCAATGACGTAACTTGCAGCCGTACTTACTTGAGTGCCACCTGCGTCGTACCATCCCTGGAATGTATAACCTGCCGCTGCAGCAGCCGTTAAGGTCGCTTTAGAGCCATAATTATAAGTTCCCGAGCCTGTTACCGAGCCACCGTTATTTCCTGTCGTAAACGAACCAGTAGAGTCCGTATCACGGTATTGAGCCGTTCCTGTAATAGCAAACGTCTTAATAGTGGCTTTCGCAGTGAGCGTCATGTTACTTGTTACGTTCGTCGGACCATACTTCAGAGCCGTGCTAACACGAGTCGCACCGTTGTACCAGCCGTCGAAGTTGTAACCTGTCGTCAAAGCAGCAGTAGAGCCAACAGCGTTTGCACCGTGTTCAACGGTTTCGCTGGTAGGAGTCACTGAAGCAATTCCCGTCTCTTTTGCATACGTGATGACATAAGTATTGATTCCGAACGATGCAGCATACGTCGCATTTGCCGTGACATTCGTAACAGTCAATTTCGCTGTCTTCACACCGTTACTCCAGCCACTGAACGTGTATCCAGTTGCTGCTGTCGCAGTAGAAGAAGCCTCCCCACCATATTCAACACGAGCCGAAGTAGGAGCGACAGAGCCACCCGTTCCTGCGGTGAATGTTACGGTGAACCATTGACGTTGGAATCTCGCTGTCAGGCTGCGATTGCCTGTTGCGCTGAACGTATAGGAAGCATCATCTGATACCTTATTCGAACCCTCATACCAACCAGCGAAACTGTACCCAGTGGCTGGAGTGGCTTTGGCTGTAACAGATGTCCCGTGAGTAACTGTACCGCCTCCGGAAACAGTTCCTCCCGTCGTACCACCTGTGAAGTCGCCTGTCTCAGCAATACGGAATTGCGCAGCCAATGTGATTGAATAACTTTTAATAGTGAAGACCGCTTGAATTGTACGGTTCTTCGTGATTTCCCATCCCGGATACGGGTTGGTCGTTGACTCACCACCTGTTTCGTCAACCCACTTCGTGAAATTGTACCCAGTCGCAGGAGTCGCAGTCGACTTGACAGATGAACCATAGTCATAAGTTCCTCCTCCAGATACCGTTCCCGCTCCAGTGGGCGTGATGGTGAATGAAAGGGTGTATCTGTTAAGCGTCCGAGCACCAATTGCCGTGAATGTTCTGTTCGCTGTGATATTAGGTACGCTCAATGAAAGGTCGGACGATATTTTCGTGTCGCCCTCATACCATCCTGTGAAGGAATATGTATATTGAGCCGTATTCGCTAACAATGTAGCCACCGCAGTTGCTGTCCCACCCCAATTAATCTTCTCAGACGTCTTATTGATAGTGTTGATGTAATCACCTTTCGAATAAGTAACAGTCCAAGTCGATGTGGCTTGCGTGATAGTTACTGTCCCAGTCACTGAAGATGTTGAACCCGTTACAGAAACTTTTCCTGTACGTTTCCCCACAGTATTCTTTGGGATTGGAATTTGCATTGAAAAGACAAACTCATCAACCGCTCCTGGGTCGTCAGGAATTGACGTCCCGTTCACAGTCAATAAGCCATTAGCGGTATAATTCGCAGGAAGAACAATAGGGATATCATTCCCTGTCCCAAGGGAAAAGGTTATCTTCGGTGAGTTGCTCTTTCCAGAAACAGTTATCGTCGAAGCACCTTCCCCCACGTCAAATGACGTTTTGTCCAGGGTGATATATTCGGCAGTTGGCTCTTGCTTTACTTGGTACGATTTTGCCGCTTCAATTCCTTTGACGACAGCGGTAACGACTGTCTGGCGTTCCAAGCGTCCTTTATGGATTGTGCCTGAATTCGTCAGAGTAGCGTTTCCCTCTCCCGCCATAGGATTTACGGTCAACCAAGAATCTTTCGCCATATCTTAAATTCTTTTTAAATAGTTACTAACTAACAGTCCAAGGCACATTCGTGCTGACTTGGAATGTCTTACTTCCACCAGCAGCGTCGTAATCCAACGAGGTCGGTGTAACATCAAGATAATTAATCTTAGCAACCAGACTCACTGCTTCTTGAGCCGGGAATGTATAGGTTGCGTTCGAACTCACCTTAGATGAACCACTGTACCATCCGTCAAATACGTCACCACTCTTCAACAAGTTACATTTCGCAGTAACTTGGTCTCCAACGTTCACTTCCGCTGTCGCTGTCGCTCCCGCAGTACCATTATTGATTTGAACCGTTCCTCGGCTTGTAACATCGGAATTGACTGAAAGAGTAACTTGGAACGCACCCTTCGCAATGTCTTTCAACATCACATAGTCATTATTTCCGTAGGAAGCCAAAGCATCAGCGTCAAATTTATTGGTCGCGATAAGTTCCTTCTTGCGGACGTAATCGTTAGCAGCCACGCCAATATCGCCAGGAGTTATCCCAACGCTGTCGGCAGCCTGTTTCGATGTCGCATACGGATTATTTGCCATGATTAAGAAGTTTTTCCAGCACCTGACTGGCAATCAACATATTTCTTGAATACGATATTCCCTGATACGGAATTAATCTTGTCGATAATTCCTTGCCCAGTGAGTTTATCAAGAATGTTCTTTTCCGTCAGATTATTCAAAATGCTTGACGGATTGTCTTGCTGAGTCTGAACCGCTGTCAGCAGTTCGTCGACTTTTGCTCCTGTAAATTTCGATTTGTACGCCATATCTTTTTATTTTAATGGTTATTCTTTCAATACACCAAAGTCCTCCCCAGTACTATCCTGGAACGGCTCGTCACTATCAGAAGGAATGAACGGTTCCCGAAGACCCAGTTGAGTAATCGTAAAGGAAGATGTCAGGGGGATAGTCCCTTCGGTGATTTTACCTGTTACAGTCATTCTCCTGTCGAACCCCTCATTCGTTTCAACTGAAAGAGGGACAGCAGCCGTCATGACTGACGGCTGTGCCTCTACTTTGCTTTTCTTTAACCGTTTCTTTCCCATTATTTCTAAACGTATTAGGACAGTTCCCAAGAAGTATTAGAAACGATAATCTGAGATACGGCAACACCACTGGCTTCAAGAGTAATTGTATCCTGACCGAATGCGAATTCAGGGTCACCAGCAGATTGCTTGATTTGAATCTGAGCCGTCTGACCTCCAGCGGTTGTTACTTTCAACGCTGCTGTCAATTCGTCAACTGTCGTATTGGGTGCAATACCTGTGAAAGTGATACTAAACTCGAACTCCTGTTGCGCTCCAGGGTCACCAGTGATAGCCACATTGTTAGTGGTTTCCTGTCCACCAGCGGTGTACTTCGAAGGAAGTGTCAATTCAAGACCACCCTCGACAACCGCACGAGTTTTAAGGTCAACCAATTCGAAGTTCAACTTCGAGGAGTTGGTTTTACCTGTAATCGTCAGAGTTCCACCTGTCTTCGATACAGTTGTTTCCGCTCCATCATTGAATGAAGCAAACTCGGTTTTTCCTTTCTGGATAACCTTGTAAGTCTTGTTTGGCGAAACTCCAACCGCCACACCTGTTACAGTCGTCTCACGTTGTTCACGACCTGTGTGAGCCGTACCCGTGTTCTGAACTGTCGCATTACCGTTTCCCGAAGCGGGATCAACGGTCAACCATGCTGCCTTTGCCATAATAACAAACGATTTTATAAATTAAACTAAATTATATCACCAACAAAGATACAAATAATTAGGAAGAAATACTACTCCAATCTCCAAGGGGTCTTCGCTTCAATCTCCTGTTCACCTTTGTTGTTCATCTCATCAAGCCATACATATCCCGAGCCAAACTTAAACAGTTCGTCACCAACTGATAACACCCAATCAGTATTCGAATAGATAGTGTTCTCGCCTGTTGCTAACAGTGAATCCAGCCATACATACGGATTGGAGAATTCGAAATATTTGTCCAAAGGAGGCGGAACCCATCCTGGGTCTGACCCAACAGGTATCGCGTCTTCAATGACAAATCTTCTCACAATTTCAGGTCGAATAATGGAAGCATAATCGCCAATGTCCTCAACCTCTATTGATACGTTCTTAACCAATATCGGCTGCGGAAACAGAGCATTTTCCGCTATCAATTCATTCGTGCTGAAATCGAAGTAAGCGAACTCCTCCTCGAATGTATTTCTGGCTCCAATGAGCAACGCATATATAACTTCCCCCATCAAAATTGACTCAAGCATATTCTCACTGAAGCACATCAAATCAATCTTCGACAAGGCTGGTTGACGGAACCCCTCACGTTCATATTCAGTCCCGCCAAACGTGTCTAATACGGGTGCGCCATAACCGCCAAGCGGTGCTGGTTTATCCGTTGAACGTCCTGGCTCCCTTACGATAATACAGGGGAGATGACTCTTATCCTTCGGATACTCCATCTTTACCTGTATCTTTCGGGGACTCGTATTAGTTCTCAGGAACAGTTTCTTTGCTTGCTCATAGAAGTCAAAAGAGCCGTCCCTCGTCCCATAGAACATATGGTAGAGGAAAGTTTCATGCTCCGGCACACTTTCGTAATCATACTGAATGTACTGAAGCAACCCATCGACTATCTGTTTTATTCTCGCAATTAAAATCATCTTTATAATTGATTTAAAAATTCATCAATCGCCATGTCAGCAACCTCAAACACCTGTGCCTCGTCGAGTGCCCTGTCCATGAACTTCCGAGGTTCAAATCCCGGATTTATCCAACTTAACGGGTCGCTCTTATCGCTCACTCTTCGGAATGTGAAGTATCCTCCACGGTTCTCCTTATCAGTAGAAGCGATATCAATTCGTACGAGTCCTTGATATTGAGGTGCTTTGTGAGTATAAGCCGGAATGATTCCTTCGGCTGTTTGAATAGGTTTACGCTGCCCGAGTTGTGCGTACTGTGTAGGAAGTTGATTCTTCTTTACAGGCTTTCCGCCATTACCCTTTGCGATATCGTAAATCTCTTTCGGCAACCGATTTTGAAACACCATTGATTCCGCCACAGCGTCAGGAGTAGCGTACCGAAACGGAATTGTCAGATACCAACCCCCACTCGCAGATGTCTTCTTCTTTGAGGAGTTGGAAAATCCTGGCTTCATGTCAAAGGGAGCCTTCCCCTCTTCAAGAGCCAAAGCCAACCCGTCCTGTCCGGGAGCAAGCCCAAACACCACTTCCGTCGGACTCACCCTGTCAACGTACATGGCATTCTTATACAGTTTTCGGGTCTTCTTTAACTCTCTATTGACAAGGTTCTCCCACTTGTTTACATACTCAGTCACCACCCGATTGATAATCTCACCACCGAGTTCCTGAGCCTGCGAACCTGTAAGAGCAAACTCCGCTACGATTTCACTCAAATCAACGTGTATCGGAATCATTGTCGTCGTTATATATTATTCCACTTCCATCGTAATTAGGACGCTGCATGTCTATTAGGTGAGTTCTCCGTCCCACACCCTGTATCGGCATCTTGAGGATTTGAAACTGTCCGCTCTTCTTATCCTTGCCTAACGAGGCTCGAATTTCATGAGGCATATCGATGATATGGTATTCCACTCTGTGTTTGTACAGGACTGAAACACCTGTCTCCGGAGGAACGTTCCCAGGAGCAAATCTCAAGCAATACGGGTTCTCGGGAACTATCTCATAGACTGATGGGTCTAACTTGATTAACGGGGACTCGGAATCCTTAAAGGTGTACACTGCCACGATACCATCCTCTATTGGGGCATAAGAGAGAAAGACGGCAACCTCGTCACCTATCATCTCCCTCGCCACCAACATTTCCGTAAACGAAGCATATTCGTCCTCTACCGTCACTCTATCAAAGTAGGAGAGAAAGTCTTTATCTTCATCCCGAACGGTTATCGCAGCCGTACCCATCAATTCCGGAGCCCATTGAACGTACTGCGTATTTCTGTTCAGACCTGTTACAAGTGCTTTGGTTCTCCTCGGATTTACGAAGAAGTATCCAAAGCCGTGACAGTTCTGACAATCAGGTAACGGACTGCCCGAGTTCCCCTGACACGGACAGCGTATCGCCTTTTCACAGATTATATCATAGCCGTGCGCCCAAATGACTGAATTAAAATCATTCGGGCGAAAACTCACTTGAGGCTGTCCATATAAGGACTGCTCGGGAGCCTCTGATATAGGTCTTTGTCCTGCCATTATGCGTATCTCCTTTCTAATAAAGTTTTAGAATTCCAAGGCTGAGGTTTACCCTTTAACGCTTTAGAAATCCTTTTCCGAGTTTCTTCTGAATGATGTTTCCCCAGCATTGGTTTTCTACCGACCCTTGCTTTCGACATTTTCTTTCGAGTTTCTTCAGAGTGTTTCTTTCCTATATGAGTGGCAAGCAACTTCTCTTTCAACCAATCAGGCATCGGAACCCCTTTGTTCCAAGGAGTTTTACCCTTGTGAAGTTCTGATATCTTTTGTCTAAATTCGTCAGTCACTTCCTTTCCCGTACCGTCACCGCCTGGAGTTGAATTATACCCACACTTATAGGAATTGAATCTACTTATGCAAGCCTTTTCAAACAAAGGAAGTCTTTCGATTGGAATACCACTCAATAAGCAATCAACGTGAAAATTCTGCGAACCATATTTTCTGATTGCCTTATGAAACTGAAAATTATCCTTCTCCGCTTCCGCAGCATAAATATGTTCATGAAATCTTCTATGAACCTTACGAACAGTTATACCAACGTAAACTTTATCGTTGATATCGTTATACACAATATACAAACTACCTGTCTTCATTTATACAACTACCATACGAATTTCATCATATACTAATTTCAATTTCTTCACAGAATCCGCAATCTCTTTTTGATATTGGATGATGCGTGCCCCATATCCTGCGTTGGTTGCTGATGATGTTGAACTGATTGATTGACTCAACCCGTCAACACCTATCGACTGGGCAGCGATACCCGCACCCAATATCAAGTCACCAGCGATTCCAAGTGGTCCAAACGTAGCCAATTTCCCCGTCAGATTGATTAAGTCCATAGGCATATGGTCGAGGTCAAAGCCTGTAATATACTGGAAGTCCCAATAATCCGGAATCATCCTGAAGTGCTGGCTTCCCAATTGGGTTGTCAAACCACTCAAGATGACCTCAGCATTGGCAGTAGCAACAGCCGAACCCGTGGGAACGATTGAAACTCTTCGCTTATATAGACCATAACTGTTCTGGTGAGTTGTCAGCCATTGTGTCGGATAGGAGATTTGCTCAAGATTGTTGAACCGTCCCGTCAACGATATCGGTTTGTTGACGGGATAGTTCGTGAACAGAATAGGGAAACTCTGCCAATAGTCGGCTCGGTAAAATGTCAACTTCTCTTGGTCAATGAACTGGCGCATCAGTTTCAGGTTGAAGAAGTTTTCAACCTCTCTTTGAGCAGCCTGTATATAGAACCGCATACTTTCACTGCTGAAAGAAGTCCCGTCGCCTCCCTGTATGGTTATCCCGTACAGGTACAAAGAAAAAATCTCCGTGGGATTAAATATCATCCCCGTGTTCTTTCTATACTTCATTGTCAAAACAAGTTGTCCCATCTCGCATTACTCTTTAGAAGCGTTTACCAAAAATTCGATGATTTCGGCTTTGGTCTTTTCAGCGATAGCGGTCATGTCAATACCACCCTCCTGACCGAAAGCAATCAGTTCATCTTTCTTCATTGCACCCAATTCCTTTCGGAGAGCAGCCTCTTCCTCTTCAGGAGTAGGAGTTTCCTCACCACCTTCGCCACCTGTTACGTCAGCGTCACCCTCTCCCTGAGTTTCGTCGCCTGTGCCCTCTGCTGGGTTCTCTACGACAGTTTCAGGTGCAGGGGGTGTAACTGTCTCGGCTGGGGGAACAGTTCCCGCAGCGAGTTGAATACGAGCCTCGTGTTCACGATTGTATTCGTTCTTCCAGTTTTCAACCTCTTGCTCGAGTTCCTCAATCTTCTTTTTGTTCGCTGTATTGACATTTGTCAGGCGAGCGATTTCTTTCTTGTACCACTCTTCACGGTCTTTGAAGTCTGACTTCATCTGAACCTCTTTCGGGGTTTCGAATACAGGCTGTTTGCCGTGTTCGTACAGGTCGGGAATCCCTAACTTGAGGACTTCCTTACCAAAGTCGTCTTCGACCTCGGCAACACAATTCACGAACTTCACGTTCTTACCATTGTAATTGATGGTTTTGTTTCCCGCTTTTCTGTTAAAAAGTTTCATAATTCTCTGAATTTATTTATGATTATAAAATTAATGGGGATGGGACATACACCCCATCCCCATCATTATAACGTAATTGTCCTCGTTATTAGGTAGTCGGCAGACCAATCTTACCGATGTTGATAATACGAGCAATCTTTCCAGGCATATACTCTACCGGAGTTCCGTAGTTCAATACAGAGAATGAACGTCTCGGACCAACAATAGCGTAATCCAGTTTCATGGTTCCACCCAGTTCCAGATACTCAATCATTTCACTTCCGTTGAAGTAAACGAGAGCAGACTTGGTTCCGGCAATCCAACGGTTGCGGTCATGAACCTCTCCCGGATTAGCACCGTCCCAGCCAGCAGCAAGTTCAGTCTTGCTAACTTCGAAGATAGGATAGAAATCAGCAGTGCCTTTATCGACCGGATTAGCTTCGGTACGATAGATGACATAACAGGTTTCAGGATAAGCCGAAGAGTTCGCACCAGCAAACTTCAGAGTCACGGACTGAGTTGCGCCAACAGCCTGTTCAGCGTCGTTCAACAGAACGGGTTCAGACTCTCCGTAACGGTTCTTTGCTGTAACAGCATAGAAGTAGTTACCAGCGTGAACAGAACCAAACATTCCCTTCGCGTCAACGGCAACAGCAACCGGAGTCGTAGCATCCTTGATAGGAGCGTTCGGAGCCTTGTCAGAAGTCTTACCACGACCCAACTTAATCGGCTGGTTGAAGTCGAAGTATTTGTCCGCTTTGATGTTCACCTTACCAAACTGAGTGGTGATGTCGTTTACCGACTGACCCATAGTTGCGCCCACAACGCCACCAGCCATACCAACGATAACACGTTTAGACTCGTGGAAGAGTTTCACGTAGTTGTTGAATACGACAGGAGAAGAAACGATACGGTCGATGATACCGTTTCGGTCGTTTACAACTGCCTGAGCAGCGTCCTCAACCAAAGCGTCGTTCAAAACAGAACCGTTTGCGTTCAGCACGGCAGGGTCTCCGAAGTAAGCGTCAAGCACCTGTTCAGAAGTTTTACCCAGCAAGCCACCTGTGATATCGTTGATACCAGCGATGTGCTGTGCGAATACACCGTCGAACTCTTCAGGAACCTTTGCAGAGTCAGCGTCAATCACTTTCTTGTCAAGGATAGTCTGAAGCAAGATGGTCTTGTTTTCAACTTCCTTGGTGTACAGTGAACCAACAACAGTCTTGACAATCATACCCGGATGAGTAACCTGTCCAGTCACACCTGTGAACTTGACAACGATTGACTTCCGACGATATACAGAGTCGGTCTCAGTAGGAGTTTCGCCTTCCTGATTGAAGATTCCCACTTCCTGACCATACTTGTACAACTGATTGTACTGATGAACAGTATTGTCAATCTTCTGACGGTTCAACTCATTCCAGAATACCAACTGGTCCAAACGGTTTTCAAGGTTCTTCAGCACAGAATCCAAGGATTCAGGTTTCAGACCTCCACCGTTATTCAATTGGTCGTTGTACTGCATACCAGTCAACAGACCTGCTTCCATCGCCTTCAAGATTTCATCCGAAGACATACTTTCCAACGGATTTGTAGCCTCCGTTCCATTGTAATTGAATAAATCCATTTTCGTATATTATTTAAAGTTTCGTACGAAATTATTTCACGAGGCGAACGTTCTTCTTGTTATACATATACAAGGCTGCGTCTTTACCTATGTCCCCACCAATCGGGTCAAGCAAATAGGCAGTTGTATTGTCGCGCAAAGACTTCTGAATTTCGGGGTCGGCTTCCTCGTCAATCGATTTAGCAATCAACTCACGAACAACCGCACGGTCTCTCGAAATGCTCAGAACTGTTTTGTTGTCCTCATCCTTAGCACCGCCACCCTGTTCAATGCTTTTCTCGATGATAGCCTTGCTCAGACCAGCACTCTTAAATTCAGGAGCCGAATTTCCGAAAGCGATAATCGCCTGTCGCATACCGTCCAAAGATTTTTCAATCTTGTCAGTAATCGGCTCAAGAGCCTTTTCTACGATAGCCGGAATAGACTTCAGCAGGTCATCCTGAGACTGATTAAACTTGCCAAACAGGCTGTCCTCAATACTCTTGATGATGTCGTCAGAAAGTGACTTCGCAATGTCGTCCTTTTTCTTGTCGCCATCGCCACAGCCGTTACCCTTTTCGAGGTCGGAGTCGTCATCGCCTTCCCCCTCTTTTTTCTTGTCAGGGTCTTTCTTGTCCTTGTCTTTTTCCTTCTTCTCGTGATTTCCATCACCGTCGTCTTCGCCATGGTCATCCGGACCACTTTGAACCGACTTTTCCAATTTGATTGAGCCGGATTCAATCCAACCAGCAATCACCTCTTCTGTAAACCCACTGCCAAGCAATGATTTTACGAGGTCGTCATTTTTCTGTTCATCAGTTAATTGTGCCATACTACTTTAATTTTTCGGATTAAAAATATTACAAAATTTCTTTTCCCTAAAATGAGTCATCAAATGCCCTCTTGAATAATACGGAATTTTGAATCGATGACAATCCTCTTATTCCCTATCACCTGTTCGAACATGACATCACGCTTGAGTTGGCTCTTGAGTAAATCACCAGTAGGAATGAAATCCTGAGATTGAATACCTTTCACGAAATCGATATACGAATTGAAGTTTACAGGAGTAAACGTCAGCGCAATATTATTGATAATTGCCTTCGTGATATGTTTTTCGTTCTTTGGGTCTCGCTCCAAGGCTTTTCCCTCAATAGACATTCCAGGCTTTCTGGTTGAACCGCTTTCGCGCATTTCAATACACTTGTCCCAAAAGGCTCTCGCCTCGGGAGACTCGCTCCATAACTTTCCTTTCACCCAAAATTTGTTATCGACTATCTTCCCGTCAAGCGGTTCACCAATCCAAAACCTACTTTTCAATTCTTTTGCTCGAACTGTTAGGTGGTCAAGATTGAACAAACCATGCTTGAGGAAGTAGTCTATAACGAACCCATTGGGCTCCATTGAGTCACCCTGATAATCTTTGCTGTCGTCACTCGCGATACCCTCAAATATCATATTCTCGTAGCGACGGTCATCACCACGAGGATACTCGGCAGCGTCAGACTTCATGAAGTCTATCGGCAACCAGAAATTAAAATCATTTGGGGTCTGCTTCTTCATACTTCCACTTTATAAATTTGTGACAAAGTTACAAATCATTTTAGAAAGTTACAAATATCGGGTCTCCAACATAATCGGTTCCACGCTCATTCGCTGCCATAAATTCTTCTTGAGGAGTCCGGACTTTCATGGGTCCAGTCATCAATGAATATTTCATTTCCTCGAGAATACGCATCATGTCGTTGTCGTCACCTGTAAACACTATCTCAACCTCTGTTAAGCGGTTGGTCGACGGGTCTTCACGGTAACGAGTGTCATGAATAATTAGAGGCTTCACAAATTTGAGATGACCGTTTGTCCCAACTGTTACTTCCTCCGCTCCACTGATACCTTTCATGATTGTTTCAACACACTTCATCGGGTCTCGTACAGGTACGGAAACTTTTCGTTTGTCCCCATCCATAGATTCCGGTTCAAGCGGTTTCACGGCTTCGATATCCAAAGCCTTTTTCAGGATTGATGTAAATCCTGGAACGAATGCTTCGGGAGTGATACGTCCTTCCGATAAGGCTTTCATCAGCGGTTTGGCTTCCTCTATCTGATGTGGCTTCATCAGCATGTCAAGAACTATCTCTCCTTGGTCGAAGATAAACGGCTTCAAAGGAATCTGTCCCAAGTCAATGAATTCAGCGAAACAATGTTCCGACGCATCAACTGTTACAGGCTGCAAGCAATCCACCCAAACTTGGAAATACTTAATATGCGCATCCTCTGTCTTGTGCTCTCCAAGGTACACAATTCCCCTCCCCTCAATTGGGTCAAGATTTGTCTCCTCTTTAAGTTCCCGAAGCGCAGCCGTCTCAAAGTCCTCTCCTGGGTCAACATGACCTCCAGGGATACATACCTTACCAGTAGGAACAAAGTTCTCAACACGATGTAAAACGAGGACTCTACCATCCTTGTCAAAAGCAACCACATCAGCGTACTTTGTCGGCTCGCCTGTGATTGACTTCACGATGTCGAAATACACCTGTTTAGACAGTTTGCCACCACGATAAGCCTCTTCAGCCTGTTCGAGAGCGTCAATACCTTTACAGATGTCACCAACGTCGGGGTCGTTACGGTATGCCTCGAGTGATTTCAATATCTTGTTTCTTTCATTCACGGCTGACGAAACTTCCTTCTGGTGCTCTTTTAGGAATCCTCTGTACTTTTCAAATACTTCGGATTTCTTCTCCTCAGGTAAACCATCCACACCGTCAATGACAGACTTCTGAATTGAAAACTTGTCGGACAATTCCTGACCCAAAGTTTCAAGGTTCGCCAACTGACCTTTCAACTTCCGATAGTCTTCAACCTTTTCTTGGGTTGACTGAATTCCTAAAAATTTCTTCAAGTTCATAATTATCATCTTTTAGACTGTATATTCTTTATTTCCAATTGTTATCTTCGCTCGACTCTTCCGTTCAACCTTTCGCTCATAATTCTTAGGAGGCTCGAACTGATGCGTGTCGGGGTTCCATACATATCCCTTCGGAACATAACGCAAGTCGCACCGACAGAACGGGTGAACAGGGTGTATCGTCGCTTTCCAATCTTTCGACTTTACACCATAGTTCGTGCCGTTCGCCATGAGTTCCGAAAGCCTGAACACCCGTGGCTGGCTCCCGATACCCCCTGTTAGGTACAGTCGTATGCAATGACGACAGGCTCCAGGGAAGACATCAAAGTAAACCAACGGGTCGGGGTCTTCTTCCATCATAATTTCGGCTCTTCCGAGATTGTATATATCTTGACTTTCCGTCTCAACGATACGTCCCCAATCCCGCTGCCAATCATTCATCTGATTAGCGAGGTTTGAAGTAATCTTCTTGACGGAACGCTTCTCGAACGTGCCTTCGAGCATCTCCTTCCGTAGAGTCGCATCAGCCTTTGCCTGCTCTTGAGCCTGTAAGTAACTGAGTTCCTCTGCGGAAATTGACGCTCGGACATCGTTCTTGATGCGGTCGGCAAATCCTTTGATATGAGTATAAGTTTTGTTGGCGGCAACCTTGTAGAACGCCATTTCCCTCGCTGTGGGCTCAAATAAGCCCATTTTAGACAGAAACGCAGTAAACTCGGAGTAAGTCATCTGAGCGGTGGCTTTCGTCCCAACAGCAGCCGAAACACGACCAAAAAGAAATGCTTGATAATGGGAAGGGAATTTAGGAATCAGTTTCACCAAGTCAACCCCTTTCTTCTTCAGGAGCGCAAGGTCTTCAGTTGTTAGGTAGTCTTTCCCCAACACCTGTGCAACCATCTTCACCACTGCAAGGTCGATGTTTGTCAAAATCTTCTTTATTTCATCTTCCGTGAATAACATTATCTTTTCTTCTTTTGTATTTCAACCATAGTTTCAACAACGTCTCCGAACAGTTTAACAGCGTTGAACGCATTCTTCCCTTTACCCTCGTATTCCTTTTGAACCTTTGGATATCTCATCGGGTCGACGTGATGATGAATTCGGGGTGATGCTGGTGCTTTCATTTTCTGATTCCTAATTGTGAGTCAATAAATTCAAGAGCCTTTCCGAGAATAGGGTTCTCCATAGACTTTTCAACCATCATCGCCTGTATAGCCTCTTCCGCTGTTTTAGGTGAGTCGTTTCCTTCTTCGCCATCGACGATTTCGTTCATGCCCTCGCCACCCATCATTTTGTTGCTCTGAGCCGACTGATACACCGTGTTAAGGATAGTGTCCTTATTCGGGTCGAACTTTCTGCCTGAATACTTTTCGAACATATCCTCGAGCGATACAAAGCCAGCCTCGGACTTCTTCTTATCCAGTTCAACCTGTGCTGCCTCGTCCTCGATTTCAATACCTGTAAACACGAGTTCCAAGCGGTCGTCAATTTCGCTGATGATATACTTATTCAGGATATTCTGATAGAACACTAACAGCGGAGTCAGACCTTTCTGTTTAGAGTGGTCAAGACGTTCCTTCTGTCCTTCCTGTCCAAATATACGGGCAGCGTCCTGGAATTGAAAGCCCAACTCCGATGGGTCCATACGGTACACGGCACACGCAATCACCAATAGGAACTTAATCCATTCAGTGAACTCCATGTCTCGGTTCGTCTGCTGTAAATCAATCCACTCAAGGTCTATTCCCTGAATGACGGGTATCTTGTGAGAATTGTACACGGTACTCATCGTCTGTTTCCAATCCTGACGAAACTCGTTCAGGGTTCCTTGGTCGACGTTTCCGTTCTTCACATTGATAAAGCCTTTCGGCTGGCTACCTTGTTTGAAGAAGTTACCATTGTACTGCATTCCCCACAAAATCCATGTCACGATTTCAATCAGCGTTTCCAACTCCGAACAGCCGTATCCGTTGCGCAACACATTGGTCGTCTTATTGCGGATACCATAACCCAACTCCCACGGATAGAAAACTACATACTCATCTGATACAGGGTGGCGGATAATCTGCCCATCCCATACCATAGCATAGCGAGGCAAATACCCATGCCAGCGGAAGTTCTCGAACATCTGTCTGTATCGTGGGTCGTTCGTGTCTAACTGCCGTATCAGGGCAGCGTCAACGGCACGATACTTCTTGAGGTTCATATTCCTTGCACGAACGAGTTCGAATGTCATCTGGTCAAGCACAAGAGAGTCTCTCAATACTTTACGGGTAAACTCTTGAAAGTTGTCCTCGCATTCCCATTTGTCATTTTCGCCACCCTCTTCAAGGAAACGAACTATGTAATCGACAATCTTCTTGTCTTTTGCTGACAGTTCCTTTTCGTCAGAACCCTCTGAGCCTGGACTTCGCTTGTAACGAATTTGGTATCCTGGCTTTTGGTCGTCAACGCTGTACTTCAGAAAGTTCTGAACCTGTTCGATACGTGTGTTGATAATAGCCTTAATGATGAAGATATCGCCCATTCGGTTCAGAGTCCCAAATGCTATACCGTTGTTCGGGTCGCGATACCCCTTACCATTGAAGCCTATCTCCGACGGGTTCCAAAGGATTGATTTAATTTCCGGCTGGGGTGCCCTCCTGCTGTTCTTTTGTTGCTCAGCGATAAACGCTTGTGCCTTCATCACCTCTTCAAAATTCTCTGAATTTAGGGACTTCTGAAGACGGTTCCTCAACGCTATCGGAGCAGCCTGAGCCATGATTTGGAGTTCCTGAAGAGACAGTCCATCAAGACCGTCTATGGGAGCCACATTATTGGCTCCCACTGAACTCCTGTTTTTTGATGAACGGTTCTTCTTACTTCCCATAATTAAATAGTTCCAGGAGTGACGAATGTTTTGGCTTCATAGGTACGACCACCGTAAATGAAACGGATAGTGAACCAAGTTACCATTTCCGGACGCAAAATACCCAAGTCTTTCACGATTTCGAACATCAGTGAATTGGAAGCCTTTGCGGTCAGCGTTTTTTTGTCTTTGCTCAACGTACCCAAGTCGGCAGAATTTCCACGGAACTCAAGTTGTCTTTCGTCGGCAAATACCTGTACTTGATACTCTGATGTTTCCTGTTCATCAGCGTCAGCAGCGATTTTCTTGAACTTCGCAACCAGCCAAGGCAGCGATGCCTTAGAAGCAGCGTAATCGTACTGGTCTGTATATGATTTGGGAACCACAGCATAATAGGTCGCTTCGTTAAAAGCCACACCCAGTTGCAACCCGAAGATTGTACCTACTTCAGCAGGAACGCCACTTGTGAAGTCAGCAGACTCATCAATGATGAGTTCATTACCCTCGTAGCATTCTACTTTACATTCACAGGTCTTAGCAGCATTCAGCATCATCGGGATAGTTACTTCGTCTCCCATTTTGAAATTCAGACCAGCCTGTACCAGACCATGATAATTTTTACCAATGAGTCCAGTCACCATGAAGTTGTTGATAGTTGCTAACCCATCGGTCTCAACCGTAACAGCCTCCGCACCTTTCGAATAAACATATTTCTTCATCTCTTTTATGTTTTAATTCTACATTTATTAAACGATACAAATTTACAAACAAAAACGGCACTAATAAAGCATGATATCCTTATTCTTTCTTTTGGCTCTCTTTACCACGTCTTTCCAGTTCTCCCTTAACTTTCATTATAGAGTAAAGCAACTCCGCTCTCTGAGACTTCTTGATGGCTTCAAAGTTCTTATTTAAATCGTTCACAAGTCCTTTCTCCATCTTCTTAAGATTGTCGGTAGGGATATTCTTAATGTTTGACCACTTTTCATCAACCCCCTTTCGAACTTTCTCTGACAGGTATTTCTTCAGATTGACCTTTCCACTGTTAGGAACGTCCTCAAACTTGACACGGGTAAATGACTCTTTCACCTCTTTTGAAGTTTCTTCTTTTTGACGCTGGTCATACAGTTTGTCTTCAGCCTCGTCTAATTTCTTATACTCAGCCTCATACTCGTCTTTCAACCGTGATGTCTCCGCATCGTATTTGTTAGTCTTCTCCTTCAAAGTGTTCCACAGTTCTTTGCGCTTTTTAGCAGCATCCGGATGGTCGCTTTCGTACAGTTTGTCAATCTCACTTCGAATTTCATCAGCCTCTTTGTCGTACTTCTGGCGAGCCTCTTCACGCTTACTGTCATACTTCTTCGAGGCTTCTTTCTTCTTTTGCTGAACCTGATAAATAGGGTCGGAAGCCTTGTCTGTCTTCTTTTCGCCTTTCTGTTCCTGAGCTTCCTCTTTCTGGGCTTCGTTTATCTTCTTACTTGTTTCCTTCACTTCCGCAGCATTACGTTTCTCTTCGTTTGCTTTAACACCTGAATGTATCTTTTCAGCCTGTCTTTTTGCCAACTCTAAATTATTCTTCTTTTCTATAAGAACCATAATTTCTTCCTGGGGAAGTTTCAACTTGCCTTCGTTGATAGCAGCGATAACCTTATCGACAGCCTCAAGTTCCTTTGTAGGGTCTTTTTCGTTAGAGGAAGTCTTCTCAGGCTTCTCTTCCTCTTTCTTTTCAGAACCGTACTTCTGTCCCACGCGATGTTTGCGTCTATTCTCAGAAGTATCAGCGTATATGCCTGAACGAGATTTTTCTAATCTTTCATTCAAAATTGATTTTTCTATTAGTGTCGTCATATTCCTTACAGTTAAATTTGATTACGCAAATATATTACGTTATCTTGAATAATCAAAGAGTTTCCCGAAGAAAACTCCTAAATTATTCCCAGGACTCAGGAAGAAGCGACTCTTTCCCGAGTTCTTTAGCACGCTTTTTAATCCACCGTCTCGCAGCGGCAGGGTCTTTCGCCCGACCAACACTACGAATGGCGTCTTTCAAATCCTGAGTATTACGAATAGGGAAAGAGCCATCTTTCATGGCTTCTCCCTCTTTCGCCAATTCACGTCTTTCCTTTTCCGGAAAATCGTGTTTATTCAATGATTTCTCAAGCAGCGTTTCCATTATTCAACCGGAATTTGGTTCTTGTACGGCTGACCCACACGACCCAAACGCTGATTGTCAGGGGTATCAGCATAAACACCTGTTCCCAGCGACTTCATAATGTCGCCCTCTGTTTCACCGTTCAACGATTTCAGGAACTCCAATGTAGGAGAATAAGCCTGTCCAACACGGTTCAGGCGACGATTTTCAGGAGTGTCACGATATACACCTTCCAAACCTTTCATGACAGTTCCGTCAGCAGCCGTTTCCCACTCAACCTGTTTAGGACGATAGAAGCGAATGACGTCTTTACCCTCTTCGTCAGCGCATACGGCTTTCTGGAGATACATTACGTCAGCCACGAAAGCCTCTTTCTCCTCGGCTGTAAGTTCGTTGGCACGACTCTTCATGATTCCTTCCTTGTAATAGGAAGCCACCTCATCGGGTGTGAATACCTCGTATCCATTGTTACGAGCAGTTTCCTCAAACAACTGGAGGGAAACTTTCTTTCCTTTATTTTCCATACGACTTGTAAAATTAAAAATTCTTTGTGAGCAAAGTTATTCATAAAATTTTAATATGGTAGGAGTGAGTTCAACGGTATGGCTCTAAAATAAAAACGGGCAGTGAGAAGATTCACATCCTCTCATGCCCCAGATTTCTGTCAAATACTTAAAACCTAAACTTTTCTTTAATGAACAAAAAGAATCTTCTTCAAAACTTCTTAGAAGTCAATCAAACAATGTAAATCAAATCAAACTTTAGACGATGTTCGATTAGGCGAACCAGACCGAACACAAATATAACGCTGTCAATGCACAAAAGTTTTTTCTCATTTCCATATCTCCTAACAACATCGGCTGCGACAGCAGCCTCTCAAGGGCGAAGTCCATCGGAGATGGCGAAGCCTGTAAACTCCGAACGCAGTGAGGTGTGTTTTCGACGTGAAAATGACTTCTTAAAATTTCCGTTCGGGACTCTAACTTGTATTTCTATTGAATACCCATTGTAACCATTATATATTGATACACAAATTTTCGAGTCCGTGA